CTCTTCTCCCGACCTCTCCCTCCCCCCATCCGTGGCAGCCTGAGTCTCACCAGGACGGCCTACGGGCGCCCAGCCACCAGGACGGCTTGAGATGGCCGTAGCGCGCCGAGCCACCACCAAGGTGCTGCGGGGCAACAGCGAGCCGCGCATCAAGCCGCCTACGCCGGCCCACTCGCTCATCAAGGACTACCGCCAGGCGGCCAAGGATGCCCACATCGAGTTGATGCCTTGGCAGGAGCTCGCGGCGCGCTACATCACGGGCACGAATGGCAAGCGCTGGGCCTTCCATGAGGTCTGCGTCGTGGTCGCTCGCCAGAACGGCAAGACGACGCTGCTGGTGCCGCTCATCCTCATGGCCCTGCGCCGTGGCGTGCGCATCATCCACACCGCGCAGAACCGAATCATCCCGCGCGAGACCTTCGAGGCCGTCAACGCGGCCGTGCGCACCGAGCCCGAGCTCGACTACGTGCGCTACGCCAACGGCCAGGAGACGGTGCGCTTCAAGAACGGTGGGCGATATACCCTCGTGGCACCGAGTCCCAACCTGCGCGGCCACAGCGTCGACCTGGTGCTCATCGACGAGGTCCGCGAGCAGACCGACTTCGACCTCATGGCCGCCATCCGCCCGACCCTCACGGCCAGCCGCAACCCGCAGATCGTCTACCTCAGCAACGCCGGCTCCGACGAGTCGGTCGTACTCAACGACCTGAAGCGCCGCGGCGAGGGCCACGAGGGCAGCATCGGCTACCTCGAGTGGTCGAGCGCGCCAGGCCGGGCCATGGACGACCGCGAGGGCTGGCGGGAGGCCAATCCGGGTCTTGGCATCGTCATCGACGAGGACTTCCTGGCCAACGCCCTGGTGGCCGAGACGGCGGCCGGCTTCGAGACCGAGCACCTCTGCCGCTGGGTCGTGACCATGAAGCCGAAGGTCGTCGACACCGAGAAGTGGGATCGCCTTGAGGCCGTCCTCGAGGATCCGCTGCGTCCGGCCATGGCCATCAGCCTCGACGCCGGCCAGTCCCGGGCCAGCGCCGTCATCGCCTGGCGCCAGACCGACGGCCGTATCGCGGTGCGGCTCCAGGCCGACGTGACGGGCGAGCCGGTCGACGTGGACGAGCTCGGTGCGCAGTTGCGCGACTTGGCCATCCGGGCCGGCGTGCGCGAGGTGGCCTATGACTCGCTCACCGACGACGCCCTGGCCAAGTACTTCAAGAAGGCCAAGCCCATGACCGGGCGCGCCTTCGGCAACGCCTGCTCGACGTTCGTGGCGGCGGTCAACGCCCGCCAGATCGCGTGGAGCGATGCCGACGCCGTGGGCGTCGACCTCGGCTGGGCGGCGCGCAAGGCCACGGCCGAGGGCGCCTGGGTGGCCGTCAAGGCCAACGAAGACCGACCCATCACCGCCGTGCTGGCGGCCATCCGCGCCGTCCAACTGGCATCAGGGCCCCGGCCATCAGCGCCGGTCGTCATGTAGCTGGGGACTGACCGATGGCACTCTGGGACCGACTGACCACGTTCATGAGCCTGACCGCCTTCCAGGACTCGACACCGCTCCAGCGCCGGGACGCCGAGGAGGGCAGCATCCAGGACCTCTGGGAGCGCATGACCGGGCGGCCCTGGACGGCCAACCCCTGGCGCATGCCCTCGGTCCGCGAGGCCCTCGGCGTGCCCAGCATCTACCGCGCCGTGAGCCTCATCGCGAACACGACGGGCGCCCTGACGCTGGAGGCCTGGCGGGCCGGCACCAAGCTGGCGCCTGAGGACCGGCCGCGGCTCGTCATCCGGCCCGACCCCTTCCGGGTGCCGCGCTCCTTCTTCCGCGACACGGCCTGGAACATCGCCACGCGCGGCGAGGCCTGGTGGTGGATCGCGGCCCGCGACGTCGACCGGAGCGCCATGTCGCTGCTCAACGTGCCGCCGTCGGAGATCGTGGTCAGCCACAACGACCGTGACCCGCGCTACCCGCTCATCGACTGGCGCGGCCAGCGCATGCGCAACGAGGACATGGTCCAGATCACCCTCAACCAGGACGACGGCGGGCTGCGCGGCGTGGGCCCGCTGCAGCTCTGCGGCGCCGCCGCCAGCGTGGCCGTGGAGGCCCAGGAGTGGGCGGCCAACTTCTTCAGCGAGGGCGGCATCCCGTCCACCGTCATCAAGAGCGCGGTGCAGTTGACGGCCGAGGAGGCGACGGCGCTCAAGACGCAGTGGACGGACGTGCCCAACAACGTGCCCCGCATCATCGACCAGAACATCGAGAGCGTCGAGGATCACAAGGTGGACGTGGCCTCGTCGTCCATGTTCGACGCCCGCTCCTACGACGACGTCAACGCGGCGCGCATGTTCGGCGTCCCCGCCACCCTGCTCGACACCGCCGTGGCGGGTTCGTCGCTGACCTACCAGAACCTCGAGACCGAGTTCGGCAAGTTCGTGCGCGGCTGTCTCTGGCCCAACTACCTCGAGGGCATCGAGCAGGCCATGAGCGACCTGCTCACGCGCCAGACGATCTGCCGCTTCGATGTCTCCGCCTTCCTGCGCCCTGATGCCAAGACGCGCTACGAGGTCTATAAGCTGGGCGTCGAGACGGGCGTCATGGCCGTCGAGGAGGCGCGTGTCCAGGAGGGCCTCGACTCTGGCTCGGCCGAGACGGCACCGATGCCCTTCAGCCCGCCGCAGGCCATCCCGGCCTCGCTGCCCATCGAGCGCGAGGTCGACGGTGGACCGGTGCGTTGTAACGGCTGCGGCAAGGCGCGCTTCATCGTGCTCTCGACCGAGCCGCTCGTCATGCGCTGCATCCGCTGCCAGACCGTGGCGGCATAGGAGGTTCTCATGGCTCGCCGGAACTGGATCAAGGGAGCCGTCAAGAAGCCCGGCGCGCTGCGACGCACGCTGGGCGCCAGGAAGGGCAAGCCCATCCCCATCGCCAAGTTGCGACGGGCAGCCAAGGGCAAGGGCATCACGGCGAGGCGGGCGCGACTCGCGCTGACCTTCCGCAAGATGAACCGGCGCCGACGACGGCGGTGATCGTCCCGCGCCTCTACGCCCCGCACCACAAGGACCACCTCGGGGCCGTCGTCACACTCCTCGAGACGTCCGAGAAGCACGAGGCATCCGACGACGTCGCGCTGGTGGCCTCCTATGGCGCTCTGGTGCGGGCCCGGCGTGAGCGCTTCGCCCGCTACGTCCTCGCCCAGCACGGGGCGGGCCAGTCCTATGGTGGCGTGCGGGGCACGCTCGCCCACCAGCCGGGCTATCCGGGCGGTGTCGACAACGGCGACGTGGGCCTCTTCCTGGCGCCCAACGAGCACGCCGCCCGGCGCTGGCGCGAGGCCTATCCCAAGGCCAAGGTGGCCGTCGTCGGCTGCCCCAAGCTCGACACGCTGCCGCACCGAGAGGGCAAACCGGGGCGCGTGGTGGCCATCTCGTTCCACTGGAAGAAGCCCAACCCGCCCGAGGCCGGCTGGGCGTTCGACGACTTCGCCCGCGCCATCCCCGCGCTCCGGGAGCGCTTCGAGCTCATCGGCCACGCTCACCCGCTGGCCAGTGGCAAGCTGGCCGCCTTCTACCGCCACCACGAGATCGAGTACGTGCCTGCCTTCGAGGATGTCTGCCGGCGCGCCGACCTGTACGTCTGCGACAACTCCTCGACCATCTTCGAGTTCGCCTCGACCGGGCGTCCCGTGGTGCTCATGAACGCCCGCCAGTACCGCCGCCACGTCGACCACGGTCTACGCTTCTGGACGGCGGCCTCGGTGGGAGTCGGGGTGGATGATCCCTCCGATCTCGGCGATACCATCGAGGCCGCCCTCGACGACCGTCACGAGGCGCAGCGCGAGGCGGCCCTCGACGTCGTCTACGCCTACCGCACGGGCGCCACGCAGCGGGCCGCCGAGGCCATCGCCGAGTTCGCCGCATGAGGACGGTGCTGCTCGTGCCGCGCCGCGACGGCGACCGCTTCCGAGACGAGGTGTGGGCCTGGTGCAAGGCCCGCTGGCAGCGGCTGATGCCCGACCTCGATGTCGTCGAGGGCCACCACGAGGGCGGCTACTTCAACCGCTCGGCGGCCGTCAACCGGGCGGCGGCCAATGCCGGCGCCTGGGACGTGGCCGTCATCATCGACTCGGACATCATCATCGATCCCGAGCAGGTGCGGCGAGGTATCGAGGCGGCCGTGGCAACGGGCTCGCTGGTCCGCCCCTTCGCCATCCGCCACGAGCTCAACCAGCGCGGCTCACGGCGGATCATGGCGGCCGACTACGGCGGCAACTGGCGGCCCTACGTCCAGCGCGTCTACACCGACATGCTCTCGTCCTGCATCGTCGTCACCCGCGCGCTCTGGGACCAGGTCGGCGGCTTCGACGAGGCCTTCGTCGGTTGGGGCTTCGAGGACAACGCCTTCCACGCCGCCTGCGTCACCTTCGGCGGGCCGATGGTCGAGCAGCCCGGGGATCTGTGGCACCTCTGGCACCCGCGAGCCGTCGAGGGCCGGCGTGGCTCGGCCACTGTCGAGGCCAACCGCGCCCGGGCCCGCCGCTACACGGCGGCCATCGGCGACAAGGCGGCCATCATGGCGCTGCGCGACAAGCCCATGGAGAACGGCCACGCCTCTGGCATCCCACGCATCCTCCATCGCGTGGTGCCCGAGCACACGCTGCCGCAGGCCGAGGCGTGGTGGCAGGCCTTCCAGCAGATGCACCAGGGCTGGACGTTCATGACGCACCGCGATCCGCTGGTGCCCAAGCAGTGGCCGCTCACCTCGCCGCACTGGGAGCGCTGCGAGTCGGGCGCCCAACTGGCCGACCTCGTGCGCCTCGAGGCGCTCCTGCGCTGGGGCGGCGTCTACGTCGACCAGGACGTCGAGCCCTACCGGCCGCTCACGCCGCTGCTGCACCTGCCGGGCTTCGCCGCCTGGGAGGACCCGCGCGCGGTGCCCAACGCGGTGCTCGGCGCCACGCCCGGGCATCCCGCCATCGAGGCCTGCCTCGAGCTCGCCATCGAGCGCCTCGATCAGGGCACCTGGAAGGCGGGCGTGGGCGTGACGACCGAGGTGCTGCCCGGACGCGACGACTTCCTCGTCCTGCCACCGGGCGCCTTCTACCCCTACCACTACAGCGAGAAGGAGCAGCGCCGGCGGGAGAACCACCGCAAGGCGCAGCCGTGGGCCTTCGTGGCCCATCACTGGTGGGCGTCGTGGCTGCCAGCGTGACCTTCGAGCGCATCTACCGGCGCAACCTGTGGCACGGCATCGAGACGCGCTCGGGTCCCGGATCGGGCACCGAGAGCACCCGCCGCCTGGCGCCGCAGGTCGGGGCGCTGGTGGAGAGCCTCGACGCCACGGTGCTCGACCTCGGCTGCGGCGAGGGCACCTGGCAGCCCGAGATGCCCGACTACCTCGGCCTCGACGTCTCGCCCTGGGCCGTGACCGCCGCCCGGCGGCACCATCCCGAGCGCCACTACGCGCGCTGGCTGCCGGGCGAGGCGCTGCCGCACCGCGACCTCGTCCTCTGCCGCGACGTGATGCAGCACCTCTCGGTCAAGGATGGCCTCATGCTGCTGGAGGCCATCCGCTCGACCGGCGCCCGCTACCTGCTGGCCTCGATGTACGCCGGCGGCGTCAACCGCGATCCGCGCGATGCCGAGGACGCCTACGACATCGACCTCACCGCGCCACCGTTCTCCCTCGGGCTGC